TCATTCCCCCTTCCTGGAAGCCCCGGCGTCGCCGGTCGGGGCTTTCTCTTCGGCAGAAATCCGCTCAGCCTTCTGGCCGGTGAACTCTTCCCACCTCTGAACGATGACATCGCAATAGAGTTCGTCGATCTCCATTATGTAGCAGTGCCGCCCCGTCTGCTCGCAGGCAATCAGCGTCGAGCCGCTCCCGCCGAACAGGTCCAGGACGTTCTCGCCCGGGCGACTCGAGTACTGAATCGCGCGCACCGCCAGCTCCACGGGCTTCTCGGTCAGGTGCACCATCTTCGGCGGCGCAATCTTCCTCACGTGCCACAGGTCCTCGGCATTGTTCGGCCCGAAGAACTGGTGACCGGCACCTTCCTTCCAGCCGTAGAAGCAAAGTTCAAAGGCGCCCATGAAATCCTTCCTGGTCAGAACGGGCCACTGCTTGTCCCACACAATTGCCTGGCTGAAGTATATGCCGCACTCTTTGAGTGCCGGCGGATAATTGGCCAAGTTCGCATACCCGCCCCAGATGTACGCCGAATGTCCTGGCTCGAGCACGCGGGCGATCTGGCCGAACCAGGCACGCAGCTTCTCGGCGAACTCCTCGTCGCCCAGGAAATCGCCCTCCAGGGGCCGGTCCTTCGCACGCATCTTCTCACTGGTGGCGTGCTTCTTGCCCTGGCGGGCCTCATCGAATGCCTGGTGATGCATCCGGGCCCGCTTCTCGGCCCTTTGGCCGTCTATGGATTCGGTGAGCCCCTGGCTCTTGCCCAGCTCGGGATGTCGCTTCATCAGCCCGGAATGACTGCGCTCCGTCGGCAGAAAGGAACTTCTGCCCGCCACAATGGCATTCCCTGAGCGCGGTTCAACGCTGACCCCGTAGGGCGGATCTGTATTGACGAGTTGGATGGTCGCACCGTCGAGGAGACGATCAACATCCTCGGTCTTGCCGGCGTCGCCGCACAGCAGCCGGTGGTCACCCAGAATCCACAGGTCGCCCGGCTGCGTGGTGGCCTCGTCTGGGGGCTCGGGAACCGCGTCTGGGTCGGTCAGGCCCTCCTTCACCTCGCCGGTGTCCATGAGGCCGGCCAGCTCATCATCGGAGAACCCGATGAGGTCCACCTCGAAACCCGCATCCTGCAGTTCGCTGAGTTCAATCGGCAGCAACTCCACGTTCCACTGGCTCAGCTCGTGCAGCTTGTTGTCGGCTATCCTGAACGCCCTGATCTGCTCCGGCGTCAGGTCGTCAGCGCGGATCGCCGGCACCTGCTCTATGCCAAGCTTCCTCGCCGCCCGCACCCGCGTGTGGCCGGCCACAAGGACGTTGCCGGCGTCCACGATGACGGGGTTCTTGAAGCCGAACTCCCTGATGGACCGGGCCACGCCCTCGACCGCCGCCTCGGGGATTTCGCGCGGGTTGCCCTCGTATTCCTTCACTTCATCGATATCCAGCATTTCGATTTTCATCGGCATGCTCCTGTGTTTGAAAGGATTCAAACAGCCTGATTTGGCCGTCGTCCGCCGACGGCCGGTAGTCCCCATAAGGTATGTGCTCAAGCCACCGGAGGCGGCTGTAGTAGCGCATCATTCGGCGCAGCTCCTGGTGGGTCCATCCCGGGGCCACGTAGCTATCCTTCTCCACCGCATCCAGCGGCTGGTAGCGCATGGGATTCGGCCGAATGCCCCAGGACCGCACCGTCTCCAGCCGATGATAGGCGCACTGCGGTGTGTCGCCATAGCCGATCAGCACGTATACGCCGATGTCGCGCAGGCCATGGCTTCGGGCGAGCGCGATGGCGTCGGCCACTACTGCCTCGGCTGCCACGCTGTCGAAGGCGAACCGGACCTTGACGGCGTTGAGCTCCGCGATGTGGCGGGCGTGGTGTGGTGTGAAAAGCCGAGCGTCCAGACCTTGGTTGAAGTCGACGTAAGGCATGGCCTTCAGCCGATCGATCACCCGGTCGAAATGGCGGCGGCTGGCGGCCAGGAGGTTGTTGTCGCAGACCACCGGGCGCACCGGCCAATCTTTCAATTCCACCAGGCCGCCCTCGATCCTCGGTACGGCACAGAACGGACACCGGTTCGGGCACCCGCGTGTGGTAAACGTCGCCAGCGGATTGTGCATGGCCAGAGGCGGCACCGGACATGGCTCATCCACAATGGCGACGTCGGCGAGCACGTCGGGCATAAGGTCCACGGCCGGCCCGCCGGCGTAGACCGGACCTCCATGTGCCTCCGCCAGACGCTTTGCTTCCGGCAGCAGCCACGTGAAGGCCACAGACAGGTAGAGATTCTGTCCCATGCGCCATGCCGCTATGCCCTTGCGCCATGCGTACATGCTTCAGCTCCGCGTTTTTGACACGAAAAGAAACTCTCTACGGTCGGTAACGGATTCCACCGCCGTCGAGGGCCTCAGGGCGTTCCGAGGACCCAAAAAGTGGACAGCGGGTGACGGCAGCGGGAAGTTACTTCTTTCTCCTGGTCCCTTTACGCGTGTACGCACGTAAAACCCTCGCGCGATGTAGTACGCGTGAAAGAGAGAGAGAGAGAATAGAGAGAGAGAGATATATATATATAGTATTTACTGTTCTCAGCCCTTCTCGCCGCATTTCTTCTTTCACCCTTCCTTCACGACCTTTCATCCTTTTTCACCGGCCATCTGGCCGCGAAAGTGCCTTCTTTCACTTTTTTCACCCCCGCAACCGATACCAGATTGCCGGCCGTCCTCCGGTCTCGCGCTGGGTCGCAAGCAGGTCGCCACGCTCCTGAAGCGTCTCGATAAGCTTCCGAAAGTGGTCAGCGTCGAGCTTCATTCGTTTCAACAGAACGCTGTGCGCAATCTCGCCGCCCGGCTCGCCACGCACCTTCCTGAGCGCCTTCAGGCACAGGGCATCGAACTCCCCGTCCGCCACGTGCTCGGCCACCATGAACAGCATCCGCCTTGTCTGATGGCGCACGAAGGCCCACGCCCATTCCACCCCGGTCGTCGTGATCTCAGGGTTTTCGTGGTCTTCCGAGCAGGCATAGACGAGGGCCAGGCGGCGCGTCTTTTCGCACGCACGGGCCCAGAGGGCCATGGCGCCCTCATCGTCGCCTTCCTCTGCGTGGGCACGTTCGCTGTCACATTCACGCTGGATGGCCAGCAGCAGCTCCCTGGCATCCGGCGTCTCCGGCACGATGGGCGGGGTGGGGTGGACCTCGGACAGGTCGCCTGCGGAGCTTTTCTCCTGCCAGGCGCGGGCGATCTGCACGAGGTCGTCCGGGACAGCCTTGTGTGCCGGCTGGCAGCCTTTGCCTCGCTTGCCTGCCTCCACGACCAGCATCCGCGCGAAGAAGCCGTTGTTGAGCAGGTCGGGCGAGAGCGCCTCGTAGAAGAAGACGGGCACGGCGGTGCCGAAGATCGAGAGGCTGGGCTGGTTGATGAACCTGCGCTCGGTCTGATTGGCCTTCAGCCGGACAGGCCAGAGGCCGTCGGCGCTGCTGAACATCTTCAGCAGGGTCTCCATGATCTTCTGGTAACGTCCCTGGTTGTTGTCGCGCAGGCCGGCGAGCCATTTGTCGAACTCGTCGGTCTGGAGAAGGAGCCTCGGATGCAGGTCCAGGGCGTCCTCGATACCTTCGCCGCTGGCGAATGCGTCGGCGAGCTCCTGGCCAGCCCCGCCGCGCAGGAGGGTTTCCTGATTGGCCTTGCGCGGGCGCTCCTTGCCTATTCCAGCCGACCCGAGGGCGAGGATGTAGAGGTTCGTGCGGGTATTCATCGAGTCCCGGACGCGCCTGCCGGCCAGGTGGCCCTGAAGCACGAGGGCGCCGCTGAAAGCCAGGACGCGGTTCGGGTACGGGCTGGTGGCTAGTGTGTCCTCCATCAGGCGATTCACGAATCCGGGCACGCAGAGGAGCTCATCGGGTATGGGGCCGGGATCGGGATGTTCGGCCTCCTTGTCTCGGTCGGTAGCGGGCACGATTCGGCTCAGGTCCACGATCTTCTCATCGTCTTCTTCGGCGCCGTATCCCTGACGCCAGAGCGCGGAAGCCGCTTTGGCGAAGTCACCCCCGTGTTCGAGCAGCGCGTAGACGCTGAAGGGTGAGTAGGCGGTCTCGGCCTCGAAGCGTGACGCATTGGTGGAGAAGCAGTAGAAGACGCCGTCGCGAAGCGTGGCGCTCCAGCCGTGGTCCTTGCCGGGCCTGCGCCAGTACTCGTTCTCTCCCGTGCGGACCAGGGTCCAGCCGTGGGCCTTCAGAACCGGGCGGATGTCGCCTCGCCGGTTGAAATCGTCGCCCGGCCTGCCGTCCTCCGTTGTCGAGGCGGAGCGTTGGCGGACAGGATCGGCCTCTTCCGGCACCTCGCTCAGCGCCCGGGCGCACTCGATGAGGACGTCTCGCTCTTCGGCGGTCAGGACCGGCAGGACATCGAAGCTGCCCTGTTCCAGCACGTAGCCGGGAGAGGGAACGCAGAGAAACAGTCCGCCTTCCCCCTTCGTCTCGATGAGCGTCACGAGCGCCGCCCACCGGCCGTTCTTCCGGCGCGGCACGTACTCTTTGCCGGCGATGGTCACCAGCTCGCCGTCCGGGCACTCGACCTCGCGCACGGCCAGCTTCGTGCTACCAGGCACCGTGGCCTCGGTCCGGTAGCAGACGTGCCGGCCGCCGCCCTGGGAGCGCTCGCGCACCAGGCGCTGGAGAAGACCGGGGCGGCGCTCCTCTACCAGCTCCGCCCATGGAGGGTAGAGCTCGCCTGCCACGTCGAAATCGAGCATCTCCAGGTGGCCGCTCACCTCGCCGGCGATGATGCACAGCGCGCCGCCTGTCTGCGTGCAACGCACAGGCAGAGGGTCGCGTCCGAACCACCGGCGAATCTCTTCTTCGGTGGGCAGGCGCTGCTGATACTCTTTCCACGAGGGCAGCGCCGCGCGCTTCTCCTTCAGGTGCGCCGGCAGCACGCACAGGCCAGCCGCCAGGTAGGAACGCGCCGCACTGACGATGTTACTGTTCTCAGGAGTCATCGGGGTCTTTCGGGTCGGGTGATTTGCTCGTCTGCGGGTCGTCGGGCTGTGGCAGACGGGGCGGCTTGTAGGGGCGCGCCTCCGCCATCTTGGCCTTCTCCAGCCTCCTTGCAGGAAACTGGTGGTTCTTCCACTCCAGCAGCAATGTCATGGTTTTAGTCCTCCTCCTCTCGCAGCCACGTCAGGAAATCGGCGTACTCGTGCGGCGTCATCTCGTGCCAGCCTGTCGGCGGGGCTGGCGCAACCTGCCGCATGCGGAACGACTCGATGTCGGGCTGACTCGGATCGGCCGGGTTGGGTGCCTCGCTCAGCGTGTAGAGCACCGTGAAGACGGGCACGCCGGCGCGCTCGCCGATCCGGGCGGTGTAGGAGCTCGTCTTTCGGTCCTGCCCCACGTCGCGGGCGGCCTCAATCAGCGCCACGGGCTCCCGCGTCCCGACCGACCACTCCACGAACACCACGCAGTCGAGATCAATCTGGTGGAGCCGCTCGGCCTCCTCGATCGACATGAACAGGCTGATCGAGTTGCGCCGGTGCCAGGCCGAGTAGGCCAGGTCGCGCCGCCCATGTTGCTCCCGTTGCGGCATCAGACCCTCCAGACCACCAGTTCGCGCGAGAGCACGAGGATCTGCCGGTTCTCCCTGGCCCAGTTCACCATCTGCGGCGTGCACTGCTGGCTCTCGTAGGGACACTGCACACGCATCTCGATGGGGAGCTCGACCGACCGAATCAGGTCGGCGACGTGGTCTGTGTAGCGCCGGTCCGGCGCGTTCCACTGCGTCGACTGCATCAGCAGCGCGATGTGCGCACCCGCGTGGAGCTTCCCTGCGAAGCCGAGGATCAGGGAGGCGAGCGTCTCGGTGAAGCGCTCCAGCGGCATGTTGGCCAGATCCTGGGGATCGTCGCTGTAACGCCCCTCGGCCTGCTTCCAGTAGGGAGGATCGAGGTAGACCAGCCGCACGTCCTTCCAGCGGGGCAGCGGCGGGAGACCGTCGGTGATGTCCCACTCGCGCACCCGGTCCTGGAGTTCGACCGGGACGTGGCGGTCGCTTACCCAGTAGCGGCGCCAGCGTTTGCGGCAGACATCCCGCGTCGATCCGCTGCCGGCGAAGGGGTCGGCCACCACGTCGAAGGGCTCGGTGTAGAGGTAGAACAGGTGGTCAACGATGGTGGGTTCGCTGTTGCCGAAGTGGCCGACCTCGTTCGTCTTCTGCTTGAAGCGCCAGACGTTGTAGAGGGGCGGGTCGTAGTCGGCGGCGTGTTCGGCGAGGGCGCGCTCAGATTTGTTGAGTTTTGGCAGATCTGCCATTTCGCAACAAATCCTGCTGATGGCTGCCTTATCCAGCCCTTCAGCATCGGCAATCGCCTCCTGCGTCTCGCAGGCCATCCAGGCCTCGAGGATGCGGGTATCGCGTGCCTCTTTCGCGTCCCTGTCTGCGCGGGAGAGCCAGTCGCGCACGGTGCGGGGGGAGACGGCGAGCAGCTCCGCAAGGCGTTTCTTCTGATCCCCCGAGTCCGGGGCGTCCGGCTCGTAGAGCCGCCGGGCCAGGGCCTTCTTATCGGCCATGGAGAGCTGCAGGCCGTGCGTGGCGTTCGCCTCGATGGCGCGCCAGAGGAGATCCTGGTCGCTCTCGGTCGTGACGACCTCGGTCTCGATGGTTTCGCGTCCGACCTTCTTGTGTGCCGTCCATCGGTGCCAGCCGTCGATCAGCTCGCCGTGCTGGTTGACGGTGATGGGCGGCAGCAGATCAATCGCCTCGGCGTACTGCTGCACGGTGGCGGGATCGGTCTCGATGCGCGGGTAGAGGTCCCGGCGGAAGAGGACATCGTCCAGCTTGAGCGTTACCGTGGTTGCGATTTCCGGCATGGATCAGTTCTCCTCGATGGTTCTTGGGTAAACGGTCACGTTTTCCTCTTCAGAACGGGATGTCGTCTTCGCTCAGCACGTAGCCTTCCCTGTCGCAGAAGGCGGTCGGTTTCGGGCCGAGCCTGTAGCCGATGATGCGGTCGTACTTCTTGCCCTCGACGCTGCGGACCGTGATGGAGAGCGTCTCGCACAGGCCGCCCCTGCCGGCGATCTCTACTGCCTCCCTGGCGGTGTCCGGAACGGGCCAATCGGAGCGCTGTCGCCACCAGGACTCGGCCTTGGCACGTGCCCAGCCGGTGTGCTCAAAGCAGATGAACTCGCTCTGCCACTGCTGCCAGCCGATCTGATACTCGACCCGCATCGTGCGCGGATGGTCCTCGGGCGCGCCGTTCTTGCGGTGCACCGAGTAGAAGACCTCTTGGACGGCGTAATCGCTGAAGCTGACCTGGTCGGACAGGATGCCGGCGGTGGATGCCTTTGCATCGTGCTTTGACTTCTCCGGCGGCGGGAACTCGTATCCGCAGTCAGGGCAGACGCAGTATCCGGCGGCGATCACCGAATGGCACTCCGGGCATTCCTTCGCAGGGGCCTCGCCGTCGGATTGGAAGCGCTCGCTGATGCGCACCTGATCGACCGGGCCGTGGCGAAGAACATTGCCGCCTAAGTCGAGGACGAGGCAGTCCTGCTTGCTCTCGTGGATGCGGAAACCGCGTCCTACTTGTTGATAGTAGAGCCCCGGCGACATAGTGGGCCTGAGCATGGCGATGCAGTCGATGTTGGGCGCGTCGAAGCCGGTGGTGAGAACGTTGACGTTGACCAGGTAGTGCAGCGGCTCGCGGAAGAGGCCGTCCGAGTTCCCCCGGAACCGCGCTATCAGCTCGTCACGTTCCGCGGGCGGCGTGTGGCCGTAGACCTCGCCCACGCTCACGCCGTGCTCCTCACGCAGCACGCGTGCGACGTGGCGGCCATGCTCGATGCCACTTGCGAAGATGAGGCAGGAGTGACGGTCCTCCGTGTGCTCGATGATCTCCTCGCAGGCCGAGCGCACGAGATTATCGGTGTCCATCAGCTCCTCCACCTCGCCGGCGATGTATTCGCCGCCGCGCACGTGGAGGCCATCGGTGTCGACCTTCTCGCGGCCGGCCTTGGTCTTGAGTGGGCAGAGGTAGCCCTGGACGATGAGCTCCTTGACGCCCACCTCGTAGCAGACGTGGTTGAGAAGGTTCTCCGGCTCGCAGATCATGCCCGTGGACATCCGGAACGGCATGGCGGTCAGGCCGATGAGACGGACGTTGGGGTTGATGACCTGTGCGTCGGCCAGGAACGACCTGTACATTCCTTCACCATCCGGAGGCAGTAAATGCGCCTCGTCGATCATGATGAGGTCAAACCGTCCCAGCTCCGGGGCGCGGCGATAGACCGACTGGATGCCAGCCACGATCACGGCGTGTTCGGTGTCGCGGCTCCCGAGCCCGGCCGAGTAGACGCCGATGTCCAGCTCGGGGGCCATCTCGGACAGGGTGCGGGCGGTCTGCTCGAGCAGTTCTTTGACGTGCGCCAGCACCAGGATGCGGCCATTCCAGAGCGTGACGGCATCCTTGCAGACCTGCGCTATGACCGGCGTCTTGCCCCCGCCGGTCGGGATCACGACGCAGGGGTTGTCATCGCGCGTGCGCAGGTGATCGTAGACCGCCGCGACGGCTTCCTGCTGGTAGTCGCGAAGTTGAATCATGGCCGTTTCTCAGCTCGAATCACTGCCGCCCGTCTCCAGACCTCGTCCAGCCACTCGTCCGAACCCTCCGGCTCAGGCAAGGGTCCGAACGAGTTCCTCTTCACTTCCCGGTCGTGCGCTTTCCGGCACGCCTTGCAGATCGTGTCCCGACCGTTGGGCCGCTGGCTCTGACGGCGGTAAGACGACAGCGCTTTCGTCTTGCCACAACGGGTGCATTTCTGCTTCTCCTCGGTCTTCGGCATCGGCCTCCCTTACCACGTGATCACCGTCGTGAGCGTTGCAGCCGCGAGCCAATAGACGACCCGCCGCCAGTCGGCCGCGGGCACATAGGCCAGGGCGGCGCAGACGTCGAGGACGATCAGGCAGGTCGGGAAGAACTTCTCCATCAGCGTGCCTCCCCGCCTTCGCCGAGGCTTCGGCCGGCAGGCTCGATCCTGACGATGGCCCGGCCGCCCTTGACGGGCGGCCGCTTGCGGGCCACCAGCGTCACGATCTGGCTGTCGTTTCTGTAAGCGCCGCCTTTCTCCAGCGCATCGAGCAGGCTCTTGAGCGCGTTATCGACGTCACGCCTGCGGCGGTCGGGCGGATACAGCTCCACCTTGACCTCGACCGGACCGGTAAAGGCGGGCACGCCTGACGCAGCGACGATGGCGCAGACCCTTTCCCGGTATGTCCGGCCTTCCCGGCTGATCAGGGTGCGCGGCCCGACGCGCCTGTAGTAGTGGTTCAGGGATGGGGGATATGGGAGTTCGAGCACGATCACACGCCGTCCTCCTTCCCGTCCTCTTCCCACCGCGTCACCACGAACTTCCCGAACGGACCCTTGCAGTCGGGCCGGAAATCACCCAGACCCACGCGCTTGCCGGCCGCATCCACGATGTCCCGCATGAGTTTCAGCGAGATCATCTCGGTGTCCACCTTGAGCATGAAGCTCAGCTTCCAGTCGTGGAAGCAGGGCCGGTGACACAGGATGCGCCCGCCCGTGCTCGGAATACGCACCGGCCTGGTGTCCACCGTCCAGGGCTCCTTGTGCTCGATCGGAATCTCCATGCCTTCGATCTCCGCGCAGGCCGGTATGAGAGAGGACTTCTGCGTGGTGACCTTGCTACGGCCGTTCCTGAAGAACTTGCCCCCGTCGATGATGCAGCGGAAGAGGTTCGGCTGAGGGATGACCGGCCGGCCGGCGTGCCCGAGGTAGAGTTTGGGTTCGGCCTGCTGTTTGGGACTGCCCTTGTCACCGACGGCGGTGGCCCGCGTGCCGTTGGTGGCAGCCATCTGAGCCTCGTCGGTGAACCGGTTGCAGAGCAGCGGCGTCGTGCCTTCGATAGTTACGTTGATGTGTTTCATCGTGAGCGTCCTTTCTGAAAGAGTCCTTGCCTTGGATTGGGGTGCCGTGCAGGGCTGTGCATTGCCACGGGCCGCAAAGCAGAGCCTCGGACAGCCGAGCGCTGCCCAGCCGAGCTCTGGCCCGCCCTGTTGCTGAGCACAGAACGCGGGATCAGCACCTCCACGGCGGTGAATCACTGGCAGCCTGTGGCGCTTGCCCGGGCACCGGCTTCTTGTCGTACGCCTTGATTGTGTTCGTCAGCTCGTCGTTGTCCTCGCGCTTCTTGACGGCCACCCGCGCTGCGAACGGAATGTCATGCAATTCGGCTGAATCGCTGGGAGTCAAAATGCCTGTGGCCTTGCAGACGCTTGCGAGACGCGCCCTTGCGATTTTGACGACCACGCTGTTGGGGTGGGCAAGGCACAGACGATCCCAGAGCTTGCGGCCCTTGTAGGGGCCGTCGAGGATCGTCATCTCCAACTCCAGGTATTCACCGTTACCGGCCTTTTGTCTCCTTCATTTCGCTTCGAACGATGGCCACGACGTAGGTGTCGGCCGGGACCGGTTCGAAATCGTCCATGGGTTCCACTTCACGGGCATCAAATCCCCTTAGATCGACCATAGGTCAGTCTCCTTCCTTGTTCTGGGGCTTGCCTGCCTGTGCGTCGCACGCAGACAGGCCTGCCGGCTGTGCGGCGGGCAGATACTGGGCGTACGCGTTCCAGTCGAGAGGCAGTTCTTCGGGGAGGCCGAGGCGGTTCTTGGCCACGTGGGCCGGCCCCTCGGCCGTGTAGATCACCCGCTCCAGCTCGCCGATGGCGCGGGTGCGGGTGCGGTCGAAACCCTCATCGACCTGCTTGGTGCGCACCTTGTAGGTGGCGAACAGCACCTCGTCACACCACTCCTGGATCATCGCGCTGGCGTGTTTGTGGAGGCGGGGAGCGTAGCGGTCGTAGGTGTCCGCCATCGGGCTCTGGAACTTCTCCACCTGGCAGTGGGCGATCAGGATGACCATCATGCCGCGCTCGTTACGCAGGGCGTTCAGGCCCTCCAGCACCTCGCGCCACTGTGTGAGCGCGAACATGTACCCCTTGCCGTAACCGATGTCCTCGATGGACTTGACGCCCCTCTGCCGGCAGACGTGCGTCCAGATGAGCCTTTCCAGCCAGTCGCAGGAATCGATCACGACTGTCCGGTAGCTGTGCTCTTCGGAGTAAAGCTCCGATAGGACCTGAATGACCTGGGCGTAGTCTTCCGCGAGCGGGAACCTCGGCGCCTCGATCTGGCCGAGGCCGTCCTCCGTCGGGATGAAGATCACCCCCGGCGCCTGGGCGGCCATGGTCGTCTTGCCGATCCCGTGATTGCCGTAAATCGCCACCCGGCGTGGCGCGTTTGCCATGCCGGCCTTCACCTGCTCAAGTAGCTTCGTCACGTCACATCCTCCTCGTTAGAATTGGAGACGGTGGATTCGTCTCCCCCCCCGGCGCGGGCAGACGCCTGCTTTCGGGCACGAGCCCGGGGAGGGCCTTCCTTCGGGGAGCGGCAAGCGCCGGTCGCCGGACTGCGGCCACCAGGGCGTGATATTCCTTCGCAACGCCAAGCGCCGTGTAGTGCGCCTCGCGGCGCGCCATCTCGTCCCGGTAGTAGCGGCACTCCTGCTCGGTGTGCCGACCCACGATGCGGGCGTTGTCATCGCCCGTCTCGTGCGGGTCGAAGTCTTCCGGGTCGTACAGGTCGGTGTAGTCGTACATGGGGCTCTCCGTGGTCGGTCAGATGTAATCGAAGGTGCGCAGGGCCTCATAGCCGGTCGGCCACGCGTCGGACTCCTCGCACGCCTTGAGCTGCTCGATGACCTCCGCGTTCTCCTTCGCGGCCTGCGCCAGGACGCCCTCGCCCATGCGCCAGACGCCGCAGCGGAAGGGCTCCCGTTTTTCCACGCCGACCAGGTAGACGGGCAGCTCCTCGCCGCAGGCCTCGGCAAGCACGTCCCGGTAGAACGCGAGCTGGTGGGCGTAGCCATATCGGCGGGCGTCAGACTCGAACCAGGTCAGATCATCTGCCGTTTTCACGTCGACGATCCCGGCCTCGGGATTAACCCAGTCGAGCCTCGCCTGGCAGGGGTAGCCGCAGTAGGCTGCCCGCACCACGCCTTCGGGGACACCCTCGGCCAGCAGATCGCTGGCGACGGTGTTCGCTCCCACGCCGGCGTTCATCTGGGCGCAAAGCAGGGCGTCGTCCTCGGTGAGGACCTCCTTATCGAGCGATGCCGCCCATTCGGCGTAGGCCTTTGTACGCTGGCCATAGGGCTGGCCGGTCTTCGGATTGATGGGACCGCCGACGGCGTAGGTGGCCTGGAAGCGATCCATCCCTTCCAGGATGAGCGTGTGCGCTGCACGGCCGAGCCGATAGGCCGGCCGGTCCTCGTCCTCGATCAGGCCGAGCTTCTTCTTGCGATAGAGCAGCGGGCACTTCCGGAAGTCGGCCAGTTGATGGCTGCTGAGGTAGTCGCGGGCCTTCGCGTGGTAGGCCTCGGCGGACTCACGTATAAGGATGTCCCGGATGTCACCCTGCACGGGATGCCTCCTTCCCTGCTGCCTCTTTCTCGCGGTCCCGAAGGAGGCGCTCCACCTTGAACGCGTCCTCGCCGAACTCCTTGATGGCGAAGCCCGTGAAGATGCGGCAGACGTCGCGACCGACTTGCGTGCCAGCGTCGACCACGATGGCCCGCTTCTCCTCGGAGATGCTGTAGCCGGCGTCCATGCGCACCCGTGACTCACCGTGTAGGCACTCGGCCGCCACGATCGCCAGGTGCAGGGACTGCTCGACATCCAGCATCGGAACGCCCTTGCTGAACCGGTAGCGGTAGATTTCTGCTTTCACTTTCCTTGTGCTTTCTTTCCGCTTGGGTCCTTCTCTGGTTACTTACCCCGTGGCGCCTCGAAACGTCGAAAAAAATCAGAAATAATCGTTGAGCCCTGCCTTATCGAAGAACGGTCGGAGCCGCTCGATGGCGTAGTAGAGCGTGGTGCGTGGCATGCCGAGGCTCTCGGCGGCCTCGGTGATCGTTTTCTGCAGCAGTTCCTGTGCGACTGGGCGCAGGTCGTCGGGCAGAGCCGAAAGAAGGAGCGAGACGTCGAGGCGAAGACGTGCTTCCTCTTCGCGGGTGCGGTGCCGCCGGCCCATGCGGATATCAGCCGCGTCCTGGTCAAGGGTGTAGGCGCGCTCGATGGTCTCGCCCTCATCGTCTTCAATGAGGTCGTTGAGCGAGCCGAACTGCCGCCTGCCGTCGCGCTTTTCACGCATGCGGTCACGGAGGATATTGCTGATCTTGCGTTCGACTATATTGGCGACGAAGGTCGTGCGGGCCGCCACCTCGGGATCGAACTTCGGCAGCCGCTCCAGGAGATGGAGCATCAGTTCCTGCTCGAGATCCTCCACGTCGTTCCAGGTCAGTCCCGCCTTGCCGATAAGCTGCCGTGCCTTGCAGCGGATGAGTATCTCCGCGTATTTGCTGATTCCCTGCTGCTTCTGGTTGGCCTGCATTCGTGCCTCCCTTGGCCGGGAGGCGGTGCGTGGGTGCCGACCGAAGCAGTGGCCCAACGAAAAGGAGGCGTTGCAGGCTTGCCGCGTGAGCGGCACCCACAACGCCTCCACTGTGTGGCCGGTTAGTTGTCAGGTTCCGAAAGGATTAGGCTATCGATGGGGAGCCAACCCCCGTTTTCAGGCGATGCTCTCCTCCAGAATCATTCGAAACGGAAGGCCATGCTTGACCTCGATGTGGCCGATGACGCCGTTACCCATGGCCTCCATGTGATCAAGCAGTTCGCGGACCTGCGCCTTGAGGGCGAAGTCCTCCTTGGCCGCCTCGGGACGAGGACCATTCTCGGCGCAGAACTTCACTTCGCGCACGAAACGAGGTGGCGGGTCGAGAACCGGCTCGCCCCCGCGGACGATGAGTTCCTCGATACGGCCGAAGTTCAGCCGCTGCATGAGCTCCACAAGATGCTTCTTCGGACCCGACAGAGATGACTTGGTCAGACCAGATCCCACTTCCTGCATGATGCGACCTCCGGATGGGGCGATGTCTCTGGGCAGTGCGCTGTGCACTGCTCCTCCGCCCCACGGGGGAAATTGCAGGAAGTAGCAAGAAGAGATGCGCTACAGAGCGTAACGCTCCTCACGAGAGGTGGTTACAACTTGGCGGGGATGGTTTGCAGTTGCAGCAAATCGTCCGAACTGCAAGAACCATACGGGAACGGTCATCCCTTGAACCGGAGGACCTGCTCCAGATCGTTGGCGGCTTCCCACAGGATCGTTATCTCCTTGTCCGAGGGATCATTGATCGCTCGGGAAACCGACGACGTACTGATGTGAAGCTGTTGGGCAAGTTGCTCTTGCGTTGGACGCGGCAGCAGCTCTGCCGGCTTGTCGTGTTCCCGTAGCGTATATGCATGGTCACGGGCGGCACGGAGGTGTTCCCTCAGCGCCTGTTTGATCGCATCGATGGCTGCCGCCCGCGATGCACGTTTGTTCGGCTTTTTCCGGACGCGGCTTCTCCCTTTGGCCGGCGGCGCTCCCAGCACCACCGGCCGGATCGCCGCGCTGTAGACGGGGACTGACGCCCGCACCTGCGAGGACAGGTCCATAGTGGCGGCCGATGACAGGAGGTCCGTCAGCGCGTCCGGCCGACAGACGATATCCGCAAGGCGGGTCCACGTAAGCCACTCGTCCGGCAGGAATCGTTGCCTGCACCTTGCCGCATCGACCACGACGTAGCATGCCCGATTGCTGGCAGCCCATTCCCGGGCGACACACTCGGGAGTGCAGTAATCCACCACGACCAGTTTCACCTCGCCATCGGGCGCGTCCACCCGCCAGACCCAGGGCTGCAACTGCTTACACTGGAGGTGTCTTTTCTGGAGAAGACCCTCCAGGAAGGCAGCTACGCCTTTGGGCTTCACCCGGACCTGCATCACGCGATGCCTGGCCTTGCCCCGGGGGTAGACCGTGCGTCCGCATTCGGGGCACTCGAGGCTGTCCCCACTGTCGAGCTCGTCGCCAATGCGAATACGGCCCCGGCAGGAGCGGTTGCGCACGTAGCGGTAGTCGCGGTCCCGATGGCTGGCGCACTGGACGTACTCGGACATCCTCGTCTCTATCAGCCGCAGGGAGGCAAGGTGCTGCGCAGCACGGGCGGCATCCGGCTTCTCAGCCGGGTGCACGCTCCCGCCCCGCAGCACCCGCGCAATGACATCCGGGGAGAGGGCTTCAGCGTTTTTCTGTCGATAGGATGGCGACGCCATGGTCCTCCCTCATTGTCTGCTCGAATCGCCGGCGCTCGAACGCGTTCAGCCGCTGATCGGTGTAGCGGACCACGTAGCACTCGTCCCCCATGCCGTCCTGCTCGAACTGCAGCCCCACCCGTTTGCCCCTATAGAGGACTTTGATCCAGAGCAGGTCTTCGAGGGACTCAATGAGGTCGCCCACAGCATGGTCGAAGTGATCGAGCGACTCACCCAACGAAAGGGCATCCTCGTGGGATATCCGGAGCTTGGCAGCGCCCCGCAGCGGCGAATTCTCGACGCAGGCCTCGACGAGTCCGACTCCGTTGCCCCAGGCGCGCGTCCCGTCGATAAACTCCCTGATGGTCTCTGCCTCGGTCACCTTCTCTTCGTTTACGAACCGGCAGTCGCACCCGAAGAAGGCGCTGGCGATGCGGTCGGCCACCTCCCGAGGTTCGTCAACGCTGCTGGAGGCGATACTGACCTGTCGGCCGTCGGGAGAGAAATCCAGGACGATCCACTCGGCCCGGTAGCCGTGCACGATGCTCCGCCCGTCGTGGATGTGGTCGGGGCGTTCCGTGCGCCGGATGAACACGTACTGCCGCCCCTCGCGGGTCCATATGCCCTGGAGCTCACACACACTCCCGTCCCGGCGAGACTCCTGGTAGGACTGGAGTATGGCGCAGACGCGGCGCTCAGTGAGGAAGGCCCGGAAGGGTGTCTTCGGCGTTTGGCGGGGCGCGTCGGCCAGGACCATACTCGCGAATCCCTTCCTGTGGACCTTGTCGAAATGGAACGCCTGCTTGAGCAGGCGCCGGTCTTCCGCGTAGAGCCCGAACAGGAGCGCGGTCTTATCGTATCGCTGTTCGCCGCCCTCCCTGGGCTTGCGCGTGCGCTTCGCGCAGAGTTCCATCACGCGCGGCGGGAGGGATTCCCGCGCCACCTCAACCACGGCGACCTCCGACTTGAACTTCCCGAACTGCGACACAATGTAAAACGGTGAGATCTCGGAGGCCCTCTCCCGCAACAACGGACGCAGCTTCTGGACCGACTGCTCGTGGTCCAGGCCCAACAAGACGCACAGCATCCGCACCTGCTGTCCGGCCATGTGATCGATCCATTCCGGCAGAGTATTCCCACGCTCGAGCTCTCGCGCGGCCCGAACATGGTCGAACTCCAACTCGCTGGCCCAGAACTCGGTCTCGGGCCGATGCGTCTCAGCTGCTACAACAGCGCTATCAACCATCGGCTCAGCCTTTCCTTCGTTACTGCCCCTGCCGTATCGCACGCGGGGCCGGCGGAGAACGCCTCCACTCTGTCCTCCCCGCGCGCTTCGTCAGCGGCCAGTGTTGTATGTAGACTAAACCCTAAACGCATCTCCGAAAAAAAGAGACAGATGCACGGCTCACCTCTGCTTCGCCCGCGTGAACAGGTCCGGCGCAGGCTGCTCTGTCTTGATGAGCCTGAGCCCGAGGAGCCGTATCTGCATGGCCTGGCCCGACACGCCGAACTCCTCGGCCAGCTCGCGCGCTGCGCTGACCGTGGGGGTCCGATCTTCGGCCAGGCTCCAGCGCGCGGAGAGGTCGTCGATCTCGTCGACGGCCACGTACGGCTCAAGGCTCCCGTCTTGCGCCTCCCACACACGAAAAACCATGTCCTTCGGCATGAGGAGTTGCCCGGCGAAGTAGTCGGCTTGCCACTCGATCGGGTCTTTACGTGAGCTCGTGCGGCAAGCGATGGATGGCTCGGGGGTCTCGGCGAAGAGGGAGGCCTGGGCCGGGTCGTTCTGGAAGTAACGGCGGTGGAGCTGCCAGTGCCCAATCTCGTGGGCGACGGTGAACCTGTAGCGGCCCTCCACCACGGTCGGCAGCGTGGCGTCGAGGGACTCGTCGATCAGCACGCGCTTCTCCCCCACCCAGGTCGCGCCGAGTACGTCCGGCATGCCCAGCCACCGGGGAAGGTCATCGAAGCCGAGCTCAAGCTCCAGGAAGCACTCCATGATCTCTTCAGCGGGGATCGGCGGGCTCTCGACGACGCCGAACCTGCGGCCGTACTCCCCCAGGAGGGAAATACCTGCATGAGCAGCCCCTTGGGCCTCCGTCACGACTTCTTTCGCCGACGGATTCGCTCGGTGAGCTTCCGTATCTCCTCTTCGGTGAGTCCCTTCTCGTGCGCCGTGCGCAGGAAGTCGGCCATCGCCGCGGGCTTCTCGGAGATAATGTCCTCCAGTTCGGGGTCCACCTTCCCGGCGAGCGCCAGCAGCTCGTCTGCATCCGCACCCAGCAGGGCCGCCATCTTCTTGATGGTCTTGGCCGAGGGCGGGTTGAACTCGCCCCGCTCCATCTTGCTCATGAAAGTAGGACTGACCCCGACGGCCTCCGCGAACTGACGGAGCGAGAACTTCGGGTCGGTCTCCTTCTTCTCTTCCCGAAGCCTCCGTATCCGCTCTCCGAATTCTTCGTTTCCTGGCAC